GCTGCGATACTAGCTTTTGATAAAGATACTACGCCTTTACCGGCTGTTGCAACGCCCTTGGCTGCTAAACTAGATCCACCTGTTGCTAACAATGCAGCTGCTGTTGCACCAACTTCTCCAGTTAGGGAAGCTATTTCGTTTCTTTTTTTTATTTCTCTAAGTTCTTCAGCTGTATATATTCCTGTTTTTGTTAAAACTTGATCTGATAGACCAAATGATAGACCGCGGGCAGCTCCTAGAGCACCAGCTTTTAAATCTGAATCGCCGAATTTTTTTTGTAGCTCAGCTTCATTGTCCAGTTCAGCAATCTGCTCATCTGTTATAGTACTTTCAAGTTTTACAGAATTATTATCTGTAGAGTTTGTAGTGTCTGGTTTTTCTAGACTATCTAGTACGTTTTTTTCTATATCTATCATTTCATATCCTGTTTTAGATCATCAATTAAAAACTTACTTCTTGCCATAAACCTCTATCTTTTAAGGCTTTTACGGCTTCTAATCTATTGTTTATGTTTTTTGAACCTTTTACTAGTTTTTGAATATTACCTTCATTTTTATCAGGCATATCTATTCCACTAGATTTTAATCTTTGAACAGCGTCGTCTTGAATTTTAGCGCTTAAAGTTTCTAGTTTTTTTAATTCTAGTGCGGTTAGTGCAAATATTTTAGTAGAATTACCTATAATCTTTTCGGCAAGAGCTTGTTCTGAGTCTGTCATAACACCTGGACCAAATAGAGGTAGTCTTAAAGATCCTTTTAGTGATTGAACTAATACTGAAGCTTCTGCTATAGCTTCTGGACTTACAGAGCCTCCGGCGAATCTACTCGATAAGTCTTTTAATTGGTTTAATCCGCCTATAGCGATAATAGCGTTAGGTAGTACTTCTGTTCTAAGTTTTTTAGCGTCCTCAGTTCCGGCAGCTATCCTAGCCTTGCCGTCTGAAAAATAAACAGCTCTAGATTGCATTTTTGAATCTAATGAAAACACTTCTTCTTTTGATAACCCTTCAGATCCTGATAATCTTTTATTTAACCCTTCTTGTTGTCTTAAAGCTACTTGTTGGTTATACATTTGGCTTCTTGCATTTGACATTTCAGATTGCATTTGTTGGAGTTTCATTTGGGTTAATTTATCATTTGTGTTTTGAGCTTTTTGTTGTAATTGCTTATCCATTATATCTAAAACTCTTTGTTTTTTCCCTAGTTTGTCTTTTATACTTAAATCTTTTTGGTTTAGCATTGCATCCATTTTTCTGTTTAGAACATCCAATGCTGCGTTACCACCTTGTCTGGATAATCCTCCACCGGCTCCTGCTAGTATTATACCTATGGTAGCCATTATACTGTTTCCAGCTACTTCGCTTCCCATGATTCCGGCTGCTGAAAGATCTTTCATTTCTTGTCGTTCTTTATCTATTTCAGCTTCTATTGATCTTAATTCATCCTGCTCGCTAGATTGTCTTTCAGCTGCAACAGATCTTACAGCCTCTTTAGAAGTTATATCAGCTTTAAGAGCTTCTGTTTTTCTTTGAGTTTCTTGAGCAACTTCTTGCTCTTCTTCAATATCTTGGTATTTTTTTTCTAGTTTTTTATTATCTATGTTATTTTGTAAAACTGTTTCTTCTATTGATTTTTTAGCTTTATCAGCTACTATTTCGTTTAATGCATCTTTAGCTGTTTCAGCTTTTACATTTCTAATTATTTGTGAATCTTGAGCAGCTTCAAAATCCTGCTGAACTGCAACATCTCTACCTGAAAGTTCTGGAACATCTGTGATTGGAATTATTTCACGCTTTACAGGTTTTGGTGCAGAGTTTTGAGCTTCAGCATTTGAAGGTAGTAACTCCTCTTCTGGTAACATTTCTTCGTTTACAGAGACATTAGCTTGTTCTGGTGGAATTAACATTCTTGCTGTTTTTTCTGTTAAAAACCCGTTGTCAACTAAGCGTTGAGCGGCGTCGGCTGATGGTCTAGCCATTGGAACTTTATTATCTTCAGCCATTGTTAACTCCTTTTAGTTTTTTTTAATTTCTGATTTTTTATTGTTAGATTGTTTAGACTCTAACTCTTTTAATCTTTTGTGCATTTCTGATTGAGCTGCTAGTACTGAGCCAAATCCTTGTGAAGTGTTAACCATTTTAGTACCATTCACTTCTTTTACTAAGGCTTTTCCCATTGAGGATTTTTCTAGATCTTGAGCCATGATGCCATATCTTTTACCTTCTGCGGTTCCTGGTTTTGAGGTATCTTTGTACTCATAGCTTTTAGCTGATAAAGCTTCTAGAAAATTGTTAACGTCTTTTTTAGAACTTTTTACGTTCTTTTTCTCTTTTTTGTCTGATGCCATTGCTGCTCCAGCTGATGACATAGCTCCTCCTATCATTGCTCCTCTATTAGCGTCTGCTGATTGTGCAGCTGCTAGGTTAGCATTTCCAACTCCTAAGTCTAGATTAGCTTGATTCAAAGCGGCTTGCATTCTAGCGTTTTTATCGGCTTGTTGCAGGTTTATATCTTGGTTACGTTTTTGTAGTGTTGTACTAGCTAAAAGCTGTTCAGTTTGCTGCTGTTCTTGAAGCTTAGCTTGAGCTGCTTGTTGATTAGTTTCTGCTGATTGTCTAGCTTGGGAACTTAACAATGCTCTTTGTAATGCTGCTTGGTTTCCACCGCGTCCTGATGCCGCTGATGCTAGTTGTTGCTTTAAAGATCTGTCTTGAGCTTGTTTTAACTGCGCTTCAGCTAGTGAAGGTGTTTTACCTTTTGCAGCATCATCTAATCTTTTCAACTGCTTAGCTTGTCTTTGACCTTCAAAGAATTGATCTCCTTTGAATCTTAAGTCTCTTTCAAATGGAGTCTTGTCAAGAACCACTTGATCGGTTCTTCTCTTTCCAGTACCTGTAATACTTTTAAAACCGCCTAATGACCCCTTAAATATATTCCCTACTTTACCCAATGTACCGCCCATTTTATATCTCCTTCTTAAAGTATATCATATTTTTGTCTAAATGTAAAAGTGAGAATCCGTAACCTAATAGGACTTTCATGCTTATAGTTGCTCCGTTAGCTGTTTGATCTACAGAGCCTATTATTGATTTTTTACCTTGTGATTTTGCTATGTTAGCTATTTCATCTGCCATTGATGCGGCTTTGTTATGTTGTCTTTGCTCTTTAACGACGTAAATGTCTATTATATATACGTAATCTTCGCCAAATTCGTAAGTTGCAAATCCGTATGGTTTTTCCAGTATGAATTTACCTTCTCGCTCTGATAGGTATTTACCATATAGCGTTTCAGGTTGTTTTAGTTCTAGAGGTTTCATAATTTCCTTATTTAGTTCCAAATGATTGTGATTGTGGCACTTTATAGTCGTTTCTTTTAGCTCCTATAATGAACAATAAGTTTGATATTTGCAAACCTTCTGAGTAGTCTGAGCTTTGTGAATCTTCTATAGATATTTTTAGACTTTCACATTTTTGTTTTTTTAGGTTTAGTCTTATTTGATATTTATTGCCTGTTCCTCCATAAGGGCTTTCTGATCCGTAAGTGTCTGATTCTCCATATATCGAGTCAGTGCAAAAATCCGAAGAGTTTATTGTCTTTTCTTGTACGTAAGCATCTAGGAAGTTGTAAGCTGCTTTTACTATCAATTGATGATCCGATTTGTATTCGCCAAGAATTAACATTCTATAAACTCTTTGATAGCCTTGAACGCCAGCAAATGATAACCATGATGTTTCTAGTTTAAGTTTTATGAAAGATCCGTTGTCAGTAAAGTCTGTGGATTTTTTATATATTTCTCCATTTGCTCTTATATAATAGTAATTGCTGTTTAATGCTATTGCTGATATTCCTGCATGGTTAGTGTATTTTACCCATTTTTGTACGAAATAGTCATATACTAAAGCGTCTTTGTTTGTAATAAATATTACTAAGTTATTAGTTTCGTTGAGGTTTGCTGATTTTACTACAAAGTCATTAAACTCTTCTACTGGAGCGCCTATGTATGATACTATCATAGAACTGTCTAGTAGGTAAATTCCTTTTTTGGATTTGAACATTAAACCTAATGGGCTTAGAACTACAGAGTTTTGATTAATACATCCTACGTCTGTGGTTATTAGTTCTGGAGTTATGAAATTATCTTGCTCACCTAAGTTATTAGGACCATCTCCCATTAGATAGAAAATAGCATTGTTTTTAAAGATTACAAGCTTGTCGCCCATTGTTGCTAATGCTGTTATTTTCTCACCTCTAGGGTTTACGTCTATATATAATGTATCGTTAAACTCTACTGGCTTGCCTTCTGTTCTTATTTTGGAGTATTGTACTCTGTTTATATCTTCTAATCCTGCTAGGAATATTCTATCTCCAAAAGATTCTATTATTGAGGCAGCTGGAGGGGCTATGTTTTCTAATACTCCTCCGGTTGTATATACTATTTCATTTGATATTAGGGATGAGTCTGACAATGTATCTGTTATGGTAATTTCATTAACTGTTTTGTCGTTGTAAGTAGGGGCGGTTGTGGACGTTACTTTGTAGAAATTTGTCCCAGATGCTTCAGTTCTATATAGGTCTATAACTACGTTTGATTTTTCTGTAATACGCAAAGTAGGAATGTCTATTTCTTGAGTTTGCAGAGCGCCTCCTGCTGATAGAGTAATTTCTATAGGTATAGATGAGGCTGATTGATGTTGTTGACCTTTGTTGTCTGTCCAGTTATATATGGCTAAGTATTGATAAGTACCATTACTCATAAAGCCGCCGGTCGTTGTTGTGTCTCCTGCTGAAATGTTTTCTGGAAATAGATTAAATCCATGTTCTACTATTTCTTTACCGTCGTAGGATTGTATAATACCGCCGTTGGTATGTAATTGCTCGCCTAGAGTTGCGTTGTCAAATCTTACTGTTTGTGATAGATCTAATATAGTAGAGTTTACTCCTAAAAGGCTGAATAATGTATTGTTTTCTGAAACATTCCTCCCTTTTATTTGGTTACTAAATAAATAAGTATTTGAATCTATTGGGAATATTTCTGGCAGATTTCCAAATGCTAGTAATTCTCCTGCTAAGCCTTGAGATATTTTACAAACTACTTCAGCGTCTGAGTTTAGGATGAACAGTGTAGATTGTAAAGTTGATTGATGTAATGCTGCTACATATATTTCATTGTCTACTATAAATGATTTAGATGCTAAGTCGCAAGACATTATAAAATCTTCCGGTGTTCCAGCGGTTCCTGCTAAGGTTAGTGTGTTTTTTCTGATTAAATAGTCATAAGTATTTGCCGATGATTTACTATAATATATTGTATATGATCCTGATGAGTTTTGGGATATTGTAGTATTTTTAATATTTGCAATTGTTTCTACGGATGTTGCAGCTAGTAGATTTGCGGATAAACTGTAAGATCTTATTATAACTTTTACATCTGTTCCGTCGTAGTAAGAGACTAACAATCTTGAGCTGGAGTCAGATCCTAAGTCTATTGACACTGTTGGAGATTCACCAGCTTCTTCTTGTGTTGCCGATGCTGTTTCTGATTCTGGAAGATATAGAAGCTTAAGAGTTGCTGCGGTAGAATTCCAAGCTACAAATACTCTATTATCTAATGATGTTGTGCTGTATATTTTATTTGTTGCATTTATATCAGTAGTTACTAATGTAACAGCTGCTTCTATTGTTTCTGGTCTGATTGGGGTTACTTTTCTATATTTTAATGATGTAGATTCTATATAGAAAAAGTATATGTTATTTCCTATAAATTCTACTCTAGGAAGTATTCCTGAAGAGCTTATTTCTTGATCAGCTATTAAGGAGTTTCCAGTTTGTGAATCGATAAGAGCTACTCTTACTCCTCCACGCCCATCTTCCCAGGCGTATGCATTTATACCCGAAACGTGACATGATTGAACATTCTCTTGTTTATATGTATTTCTTAGTACAGGTTGTGAAGTTGGAAATATATTAGACACTGTACCTTTACTTATCCAACGATCTGTGTTCTTTGAGTATGAGTAGAAATTTGTTTTATTAAAAATACAAAGCTCGTCTCTAAATCTTGTTATTTTTTGAGGATCTAATATTACGCTATTGTCTACTAAAGTTGCGTCTAGTTTATCATACCCGTAGCGCTTTTTTATTCTACCTGGAGAATCAAATGTAGCATTTTCTAGGTTTTGTAAAGTTCCTATTTGTTTTTGAAATGGATCGGCTTTTGTCTCTACACCTTCTATTAAAGGCATTGATATTTTTTGTTTTTGTAACATAATGCCTCCTTAAGAGATATACCATTTAGAAGATCCGTCCCCTACTATTGTCCATGATCCGTATGCGCTGCTTAATGTTTGTGTAGATGCTCCGTCTACTGTGTCAGATCCTTGAATGTTTAAAGTAACATTGTTTGATTCTGAAGATCCTGTAGCGTCTTTGATTATATAAACTCTTCCTGCGGATACTCCAGAAGCTAGAGGTAATGTTAAGGTTCTTGCGGAGCTTGTGTTTACTATAAGGTATACAAATGTGTCGGAATTTCCAATTGTTAAGTTTGTTGATACTGCAGTAGTTTCGAAAATACTAGCGCTTCCTGGAGAGCTTACTATAGTCCCTCCGTCTGTAAGTTGTACTGCTGTTCCTGAGCCTGATGTAAAGTATAAATTACCATTGACACTATGTAGTGCGTTTGCGTTCGAAGCTCCTGATAATGCAGCTCCTTGTTCTTGAAAGCGTACAGCTTGAAAGTTATAGAATATGTGATTTTTAATGTTTAAATTATCATTGATGTCTAACCCTGATGGGGTTATTCTAGAACCTTTATCACTGCTATGATCGTGAGAGTCTATAGTCTCTAAAGCCGTGTTCAATAACTCACTCCATGATGGACCTTCTGTAACCGATACAGTTGGAAGTGTTAATAACATATTAGACGTAGCCATTGTAATTCTCCTTGTAGTATGTCATTAAAGCTTCTTCTTTATTATCAAAAAAACCTATACATATCCTTTTTCCGTTTTTTGTAACCCTGAGTCTGTATTTATTATTTTTATATTTACTAACTCTTGGGTATATTATTTTTTTAAATTTATTAATCTTTTTACAGTAATTATAATATTTTATAGCTTCATATTCCGTATTAAAATTACCTAGTTGTATTCTTTTATTATCCACTATATATCTTAGCCTATAACCGTCTTTATTTTATATATCAACATTTTACTAAAACTCCTTCCTTATTATACCATATTTGTTTAAAAAAACCAAATGTCGACGGTTACGGTGTTAGAGCAATGTACTAAAAAAGTTCTATCTTGAGAAAGGTTAGAGTCTTGTGAATCCCAAATGCGAGAATCGGCAGATTTTCTAACTATTATAAACCCTAGAGGTTTCCTTCCTAACTTATGAAGAACTTCATTTGCTGTCGACGTTTGAAGTGTTACGCTTTTTACCAATACCCCGTCTATGATTGGACAGGTTAATATAGGCTTTAATACTATTTCTACGTTATTCTGTAGTTTAGACGTTTCTTTGTCTATAAAACTTGTTTTTTTAAAACTTTTAAGAGAGTTGCTCATTATCAACCTCTTGAAGTGTACCATAGAGAGTCATTATTCTCTGCATGAATGTCGCTTATAGATTCTGGGTTAGCAGCGTCTCTGTTTCTAGCTACTTCTTCTATGTGATTTATAAGTCTTTGCCTTTCCCCTGCAAGGTTAGAAATGTCTGATTCTTCTTTATTGAGCATTTTTATTGCAGCGGTTACTATTACGAAATTACTATACTGGTTTATGTCGTCCAAACTGTCAGTGTCAGCACTTAGTTTTGTAGCTGTAGGTACGTACCAGATTCTGTAATCTACTTGTGAGTCTGGGACTGGTGAGAATTTAATGTTAGATCCCATTATGCGATATCTTATATTTGTAATTCCTTGTAGTGACCATGATCCGAAATCTTCAAATCTATTTCTTTCGTTAAAATTAAACGGTTGAATGCTTAGCCAGTCGTTTCCACTTAATTTAACATCTACTCCTCGGAGCTTGTAAAAATCTGATGGTAGCGAATAATCTGTAGTATCTACTGTTGTTGTTGCTGATGTGGAGTTTAGAAAATAATCAGATCCGTAGCATTGTACTAATAGGTCGTGAAGTTCTGCTACTGCGAAATTTATATAATTAGTTAGTTCTGAATCTGAAACGAATTCATTATCTTCCATGTCAGATAATTGTCTAGATTGTGTCCTAAGTTCTAATAATGTTATTGACATATAAAGCCCTTTAAAGATCTCTAGAGTATTGTAGTCCCTAGAGATCTGAGTATTTTGTTAGTATTCGGACTCGTCCTGTTCGTCAATTACCATTGAAATGAAAGATCTTAAGGAGTTTTTAAGTTTTTGAGAATCCCCTGATTTAAATGCGGATATCATTTCATTACAACATGAATCATAACCACTCTCGTAATCTTGCTCAGCTCCTTCAGATGTTTTAACTTCTTGAGCTTCTGATGCAAATGACGGAGACATGTCGCCATGCCCCTTCATTCTTTTCATGATAATTGTTACTAGTCCTTTCTTGTCGTCTTTAAGTAACATGTCTAATCCTGATTAGCGAACTACGCTAGTGTTTTTTAGGTCAATTTTAAGTAGAAGAACGCTTCCGTTAGAAGGGTCTGTTTCTGCATCTGCTGCTTTACATTGAAATTTAATAATCTTAGTAGTTGCTACAGCTTCTGATTCTACTTGAAATGTAAGGTCTTCAGCAGTTGCTTCTAACATCATTATGCTTACTTGTAAAAATGCATTGTATTTGTCGTCTAAAGTTACGATATAAACTCCAGCACTGTCTCTTGATATTGAAGTGATTCCTATGCTGTCATTTACTGAAAGCGTTGGTGCTCCTGAAGCTCCAATTGATACTTTACCATAAAGTGACTTTACTTCTCTTGCTAGTGATTGTACTCTGTGAAAGTTGCGATTTGCCATTGTGATCTCCTATTGATCAATTTAGTCTGAGAGTGGAAGTACTCGCAGCGTTTAATAATGTATTTGTGTTATATGATTGTATACTTTTTTAATCCATTCTGTAAATTCCTCTAGTGACCTGCTCTTTTTTGCATAATTACAATGTTGGCAACAAGGTACAGAGTTTTCCTTTGTATATCCTACAGCACTGTTTACTCTATCAATTCCGTTGTATGTTAACCAACCTTCATCCTCTCTTTCAACACTTCTTCCTGTGTTTTTTAGAAAGTTTCTTTTTGTGAATGGGATTATCCCACAATATGTGCAATTTTTATATATAATACTTACAAACTCAATAAAAGAGATTGATATTTTATATTTCTTCTTTTTGCATTTTTTTTGTAATGAGAATATAAGGATATTATAGCATAATAGTCTTTATTAGTCAAAACCGAGCTAAGTATAATACCTAGCCCGGGATAAGTGCTTGAAATAATTACCCTAGAGTTACTCTAGCGTTAAATCCTACTCCGCGACAGCCTAATTGGGCATAATAGCCAACTCGTATTTCAACAGCGTCAGCTGAAGACTCACGAAGCATTTTCATACCGTCTGCATCTAAGATCTTAGGAGCTTTTCCTAAAGAATAAAGTTTCCACATGTCAAGTTGTAACATATAAGCAACGTTTTCTTGGCAGTTTTGATCTGGAACAACTTTGATTGGACCACGTGGACCGTTGATCAAAATACCTCTGAAACCAAGATCAACACTTGACTTAAGATCAACATATTGAACTTTAGAACCAAGAGCTTTTTCAAGATCTGCATATTTACTATAGCTCATGAAACAATGAGTTGGCTTTCCGCCTTCTCTTGCAACACGTGAAGCTGCACCAATAAGAGCTTCTTCAATTGGCTCTGCTGAACCGTCATAACGAATTCCGCCAAGTCTTGAAGCATCTACTGATCTATCAACGCCAAAGAACGCTGTAGAAGAAGGAGCTGAAGCTGGGATCCAAGCTGCAAGACCTTTGATTTTAGAATCATAGTCACCTTCAACAAATATAAAGTCGTTTGTTGCTGTTCCTGTACCACTTGCGATACCTGATTGAGAGTCAACGGTAAGAACTCCAGTGTCTCTGTTTACTCCTACCACTGTAATGCTACCAGCTTTAACTGAACCACCACCGTTAGCATTTGAGAATACTAATTCCATTCCAACTTCGAAGTTTGTTACTTCTTCAGTGTCTACAAGAGTAATTGAAGTACCTGTAGCGCCTGTAGTTACTTGACCGATTGCTCCAGAACCTGTTCCATAAAGAGCAATTGAAAGAGATCTAACACAAGCTTGAATAGCTCCGTCGATTTCAGTAGTAGCTGCTTCCATGAATGCATTAGCATTACCACGTGAAGCTTCGATTACTTCATTGCTGATTGAAGCAAGAGAGTAGTCAGAGTTTCTAGTAAGTACAAAGTCAGTAATCTGGCTGTTTGTTTTG